GTTCATGATGTAGAAGTTCATGAACTCCTCGACCCGAGATGCCTGCGCTTCGACTTCGGGAGTGCGCGCGCCAATAACCTCAGTCTTTACAGGGCCTTTTGCAGGCAACATCTCTTTGTAAGCCTGCGCCTGAAACTGTGTAACAGCTTCAGCAAGAATAGGGTGGATAACGCCGGTAGAGCCTTGGAAGGGCGAGCTACGAGACTCGTCAAACTTCATGCCGAGGTATTTCAACCCATCGACATAGGTCTTTTCCCATTCCGCTCGTGACTCCTTATCCGCCTCAATAGATGACAGCACGTCCTTTGAGAGGCGCATGAGGTCACTATCCATAAGGAATTCGGCAAGGTTTGCGTCGAAGGGTACGCCCGTCTCCATGTCGACGGGTGCGTCAATCTCGTCATCAATAAGAATATCTTCCTCAGTGACGAGGATCTCTGCGGCTTCTCTGATCTGGTCAGCCCGACTAGGCTCAGGGGTGACTTCCACAGCGTTGCCGAAAGGTATGACGTCTGGGTCGTCCTGAGTGCCTAATTCTCGCTTTTCAATAGCCATTAGTAATATACCTTCCTGTCACGCCTCATTGGCCTCATCTCATCGATGTTGTCGTTATCGAGCGCGAGAAACCCTCCCTGTCGAAACCGCATCAATGCCATGGTCGCCGAGTCACAAAAGTCATCGTGATCGCCGTAGGGGAACGAGGCCATTTCCTCGATCACCTCTTCCGCAAACTGTGTCTCCGGTGCCCATACCATACCAGACTCGAAAATAGGAGCCACAGAATTCATTCTCGCAATCTTATCTTGCCCTCGGCTCGGCGTATAGGCTGTTACTGGAATACCCATTCTGCGCAGTTCTTGCGTTAATGGTGTGCCTGATGCCTTGGCTTCGATAAGCACACAATCAGGCTCCCAGTATTTATATTCCTCCCACGCCATTTTTTTGAGCTCAGGGAAGTCCACACGAACACGCTTCGCATCAAGCAGGATTATTTGATCAGGGTCACCATCTTGGGGCTTAAACACTGCCCACGTTGTGATGGCCGAGTAGTCAGCGGTCTCTTTTTTCGAGAAAGCCGTATCGTAGCTTTGGATGACGTATTCATACTGGGGCACATAATCCTGCTCCCAGACGTTCCACCACTCACGCTTAACAATCGAGCCTTCCTCCGCAGTCGGATTCTGCATCCACTGCGCATTCCACTTGGCCACAGGGAGAGATGCCTTGACCGACAGTAGCTCTTCCTTTTTCCAAAACTCAGGCCAGAGAGGCTCCTCTGACTCAGGCATGATCGCTGGGAACTCAATAACCTCCCATTGGTCGGCATGGTCATCACCCTGCTTCTTTAGAACCTTGCCAACGAGGTCTTTGGTTGACCATCGCGTCATAACGATAACGATGATGCCGCCCGGCTGAAGACGCTGTCGTGGACCAGAGGTGTACCACTCATACACTGAGTCCATGGCGGTAGGGCTGAGCGCGTCTTGTTCGCTCACAGGGTCATCGATAATGAGTAGGTCTGCGCCACGTCCCGTAATCGCACCACCAACACCGGCATAGAAAGATTCGCCGCCTTGGTTGGTCGTCCATCTACCTGCTGACTTGTTATCAGCCTGTAGCTTCAATTGCGGGAAAACTTCTTTATATTCATCAGAATCGATGATGTTACGAACACGACGACCGAAGCGCACTGCCAGTTCTGCTGTGTGCGTCGTCTGAATGATTTTTAGATTGCCACGCAACCCCATCATCCATGCGGGGAAGAAGGTGGATGCAAACTCAGATTTGGTATGTCGAGGAGGCAAGCAGACAATCAACCGCTTCAGCTTGCCCTGCGCAATCTTGTTGAACTTTTCGCCAATGATTTTGTGGTGCCTGCCCTCAACGAAGTCAGGCCACTGGCTTTTGATGAACGAAATAAAGTCGTGCTGACACGAGTCCTGCTTTTCTAGCTTCTTGTAGCGGTCTAGCAGAGCCAGTGCTTCTTGCTGTTCCTGTCGGCTCAGGACATCAAAGTCCTTGAGGAGCGCATTCGTCATGACGATTTACTCGGGGTATTGTCCTGTGCGAATCATGTGAGCCACTTCTTGCGCTCGGTTGCCTACCTGAGTAGCCCAGCGTGAGTCCAGAAAATGCTCTGCCGCGTCGGAGTACGCTCCCACAGCCATCGAGGATAAAGCATTCTTGAAGTTAGCAAGTCGGCTCAATCCCAAGTTAAAGCACATATTGATCAGCGCGTCCTGACGTACATCATCGAGATCAGAAAACCACGAATAGGTCTCTAGCTCTTTACGGCACCGCTTGATGTCATTCTCTAGCAGGTAATCGATCTCATCGTCAGATAGGCCGAGGCCGCCGTTCTGGTCTATGTTGCGCCCCACACCCACGGTGATCATGTTTGCACTGCATTTGTAAGCGTGAGACCGGACACCCTCATGGATTCGTAGTTGATCAGATAGCTTGCTCATCACTTCCCTCCGTTCTGACTACTACCGAAGTAAAAGCTCACCACTGCACTGACCAAGCCACCGAGATAACCCATAACGAGGTTCGTCAGCTCCATAGAATTTTGCTCAGGTGGTAGGAGCGTAATCAGGCCGACATACCCACAAAAGAAAAGCACCATGATCAAGCCGATAACACGAGCGGTCCAATCTTTTGCAAAGTTTTTTCTAGCATCCTGAACGTCAGCCGTTTCCAACGCAAACACGTCAACTTCTAGTTCTTTCATGCGCGTTTCAAACGCGATTTCAGCTTTTTTGATCTCTGCTAGTTGTTCGGGTGTCGCGGTCTGTAGTGCGCGCTCAATCTTTTGAGGGGTAGGATCACACCCTAACACTTCAGCAAGCATACCTGCCGCCGCGCCGCCTACAGGTCCACCCAATGCCGTCCCCAGTGTAGGGGCTAGTGAACCGACTAACCCTTTAATTTTGTCAAAATTCATGAGAAATACTCCATGCCTTTGAGGACCGTCACAATGCCGATGCTATTGGCCCAGATCATGCGTTCAAGGCGCGTAAAACGAGAGCCGCCGTCATCAAGACGTTTTTCAATCCGACCCAGTCGGTCGTCAATCGTTTTGCGCAAAACCTCGCACTCCGCTTGGTGAATCTCTATTTGTTTTAATGCCTCTTCCGCTGGTGTCATCTATACACTCGCTATAAGTAAAACTAGCCCAACAATCATTACAACAATTATACAAATGAGTATACCCGACAAAATAGTCTCTCGCATTTCCTGTTGCGCGTAGACCATCTCTTTCCGTTCACGAACTACCTGCTTACGAATATCGCGAAACTCTTCTAAGCCCTGCGCGCCGTAAGCCAGATTGATAAGCTGAATGATTTCTTTGCGTTGTGCTTCGATTTTTTTCTTAGCCGCAAACGCCTTAAGCGCTTCTGCTTCCACGCTTTTAGCAAAAACTATTTTTTTGAAGGGGCTAACTTTCTTAGCTTTTTGATCGGCATAAAGTACGTCGGAAGCGTGGCCGTACCATTCACCTATCTGGGACATGACGTCATGCGCTTCGCGCCCAGCTTCAACGAGCGCTTTAACCATCGCGTAGGATTTAGTGGCGGCGGCGACTGCCGTTACTGGGTCGATCATATAGCCACCGAACAGCTACAGTTTTTTTCAGCAAGCTCTAACTGCGCGTTAAGCCTACCAATCTCAACTTCCATCCGATTCAACTGCTTTTGCAGTTCATCTATTTCTCCGTTCCGCTCTTCCAACGCCATTATCTTTGCGTTCTGAATAAGATCATCAGGAAGCGCACCGCGCAAACCCAAAGGCCATTCGCGCACAAATGCTGAGTTCTCAGAGATTACTATATCCTGAATATCTTGAGCGTGTTCGAGAGAAAGAAGGCGCGTGTCGAGAGTGACATACGCCGTGGTTGCCATCACCAAGCCAGCACCAAGCGCCACTAAATTTCTTAGCGGTATAGCGACTCGGGTGTTGTCATCGATTTCTGCCATAAAACCCACCCCCCTAAAAAGGATGGGTTCACCGCCATCCTATGACAATTAGTTAGCCTCTTCGACTTCCTCGACC